ACAACTGAGGTTGATGCGCTTGCTGGGTCGCGGTCAAGCTCGACAACGATTGGCCCCATGTTCATTGCGTCAACAGAGCCAGGCAATGCAGCTGGCACACCATCGGCATATGAGAGCGCACCAACGCCAAAAAGAGCGCCTTGACGGTCTGTGCCATCGGTGTTGACATATGATGAGCTGTAAAGGTCAACATTCAAGAAGCGGCCGACATATCCAGGTCCCTTCATGCCGATTGCCTCAAGCGTTGCGGGTGAGTATGCAAAGATTGAGTTGCTCTCATTTCTGAGACTGTCTTGCAATTCGGTGAGCTGTTTTGGGTGCAAGATGGCCGCGTAAGGTCCAGGCACACCGCGTGAGCTGTCAGCTTGCTCGAGTTGGAAGATACCCGCAAGCATGGTGTCAACATCAAAGATGACGCCACTTGTACCAACGACAGCGGTGAAATCGTCAATGGTGTCAGCAGTCAGCTCAGCAAAGTAAGCCTCATATGAGCCCGCCATTGATTGAGCCAAGCGCATGACATCAATGTCATTGGCGCCCATACCGGTCATTGACGCGAGGTCAGTGATTTGGTACTTAAGGCCAGCGCGAGCAACAACGATATCAACATGTCCGTCAGTGAGAGCGGTGTTTGAGATGCTGTCATCTTCATTGGAAAGCGCTGAAAACACATCGCGACCATCAAGGCCAGCTTTGCGCACGCGGATTGTATCAGAACCAACACCAGCGATTGAGCCAGCGTAGTCGATGAAGGGTGAATTGCGGAGGTTTGCGGTATCAGTGAGCAATAATTTGATTTCCATGCTCAGAATTTGTGCAAGTCGAAGGTCGCCGACCAAGCCGATTGAGCTGGCGCCGTTGTTAAACGAAATACCGTTTGAAATAGCCATTTTAAGGCTCCTATATTTAAAGAGTTATTGAGAGGTGGGCTATCTGCTGTTGTCCGGTGCGACCGTACCCAATAACGGAGCGCACACGCCACCGGTGCGCTCCTTAAATGGTTATATCACAAGTTTAAGATACTTGCGACATGTATTGAGGTTGGAAAATAATAGGATAGACATTGGTGGCCAGAGATGTGCTTGAGTACACAAAGCCCACGCGTACAACATGGTCACCGCTCGCGCTTGGTGCGGTGAGCGATACTTGACCGGCGGTGGTGCTTAAATAAACTGGCTTGCCGCGGTCACCGGTTGAGGGATTGCCGCCGGTGAAGGTCACGCCAGCGACTTGGCCACATGTGCTCATTGCTGCTTTTACAGCTGCCGCGCCACTTGGACCGGCCTCAAGAGCGGCACCAACAACATTGTAATGCAATGAACCGCCATCAGCGTCAGCGCGTGCAAGCTCGCCACTTGTGTTGATGTACAATACATCAAAGGCACCAACATTGTTGCTCCCCTGGAATAACAATTGAGTAGCAAGAGCGGCGGTGTCTTCAATCAAAAAGTTTTTGCCCGCTTTGACTTGCACATCATCGCCATCACACACAAGTTTGTCATCGCCATTGACTTGCAATTTGACCGCTTGGCCCGTTGGACTATCAATGACAATGTCACCGGTTGTGGTGGTTATCTCAACGGCTGCGTCACCGGCGGCGATGTCATCGGCCGCGATTGCTCCGCCAAAGGTTTGGTTGGCGCTCATATTGCTTGCGCTTGAGCCGTATTTGTATACAAATTGGTTGTTGGCCTCATCGGTCTTGAGCTGCATGACCTTAACCTCAACCGCGGTACCGGCGCTCACACTGCCTTGCGTAAAATCGGCGAGCTGGCAAATATCTACAAGTGACGCGGTGATGCTGTCACCTTGGGCGAGTGCTTTAAAAAAGAAGCGTGTGCTGTTGTCTTGGCCTTCAAGCTCATAAAGTCCGTTGTTTTCGGCAAAAGAGCAACCGGATATTTGGATAATGTCGCCAGCGCTCCAATTGCTCACCGCGCTTGAGAGCGTCATGTTGTCTTTGTTCACACCGCCGCCAAACTCACTGATTGAGTAAGCCGCGCCAAGTGGCTCAACGGTAAAAATGAGACCGGCGTCTTTTGCGGCGCTGGTGTTTGTGTACGCGCTGTTAAGGTGAATTTGGTCGTCCGCGGTGGCTATCTCGCTGTTAACGGTGGTGGTGGTTCCGTTGACGGTGAGATTGCCTGTGATGACTTGGTCACCGGCTACGGTGAGGTCACCTTGCACATTGGCGGTGTCGCTTGATGAAGGTAGCACCGGCAAGTTGTTGGTGCTGTCATATCCAAGAATGTTGTAAGTAGCCATTTGAGGCCTCCTATAAAATCATGAGTGTTTGTGGGTTGATGTAGCATGTGCCATTTGTGTCGCGTAGCAAACCAAGCTCAATGAGCGTTTTGCCGGTTGCGCTTGGTGGTGTGATTGTGGCTTGCCCACTTGTGGAGCTCACAAAGACGCGCTTGCCAATATCGGAACTTGATAGACTTTCCTCAGTGAAATTGACTTGATATGTGCCTTGGTAGATCACATCAATGCTTGCGCCCACACTGCCGCTCGCCATCGCAACGCCAACCGCGCCAACGCCGGTGTCATTTGCTTTTTCAACAAGACCATGAGCTCCGGCTATTTTAGAGCGGACAATATCACCATCATTGACATTTTCGTTGATTGTGGTGTTGATGACAATTTGTGAGCTGTCACCGCTGCTCGCAGTGGAAAATTTTAAAGTGGCCATTTTACACCGAGAGCAGCTTGCGCCATCTTAGATTAAAATCCCATGTTTTAACGGTGCCGTCATTCGTTACGCCAACCTGAAAAGCGCAGCCGATCTTAATGGTGTCGCTTGCGCTGGTTGAAAAGCTGCTTACACCATCAGTGACTTGAGAAACACCAACCAAAGCTTGATCTAAGTTATTAGCTGTATCGTCGATGAAGCCATGAAAATCAGCTTGAGATAATGCCAAAGCTTTTGTACTGCTATCAACAGTTTGAGCAAATGTCGTAGTGTGAACTAACGATTTAAACGGATTGGCAAAACCCCATAAAACCGCTTGTAAACTTGTCGCTAAAGTCGTGCGCATTGTACGCGGGAAGCAATAATAAGCATTGTTAACCGCACCGGCCGGCACGAAAAACATGCCATGTCCAAAATATCCCATATCGCCGGATGTAAAAGGCGGCGTTGCCAATGTCGTGAACAACATAACGCCTTGAGGATATGTGGTATCGGTTCGATAACTGGTGGTATTATCGACGCCAAAAGGCTCAAATTCGATTTGAATGACGCCGGTATTCTTTTCGCCGTTTGCTAAATCACTAACTGATATACCGGTATCATAATACAATATCGCGCTTTGTGATATATCTGCGCTATTGGCCGCCCTTCCAGTATCCGCGCCAATGTTAATGCGATGGTCAAAACCAGTCTCAGAAGATGCGGCAAGGTTAAAAGTTGTATAACCTTGTGCAACTGTATTCAAATCACCAGCATCAATCGCAGTCCATTGGCCTGGATTTGGTGTCCCGCCGCCAGTGCTAAATTTAAATGTCGCCATCTAGGCACGCTCAAGAATAATTTGCACATTGGCGGTGCCGGTTTGAGCTGCGACAGCAAAAGTATCAATGCGGTCGCTGGCTGAATGGCCAAGCTCTAACTCAAGCAAGTTGTTGGCCGGTATGCTTACTTTGTCGGTTGGCATTGCTGCGCCATCGCTCACACCACTTGTGGCAATAAAACACGCCGCGTCACCACCAACGGTGAGCTTGAGCTTGCCCGCGGGCAAAGTTACCTCTTGCTGTGTGGTGCCAACGGTCGCGGCATACTTGATGAGAGGATATGAGGTGGTTGCGCTTAAGTCAATTATGGCCATGTCTAAACTCCATGTTTATTGCGGTTGCGATACGCGGCAATAACATTGTCGCGGTTTTGTTTGTAAAAATCAAAATCAGTCAAGCCACGCGAGAGCACATCATCAACGCGCACCGGTGCGCTTTGTGCGTTGGTGTTCATCGCCGGCGGTGTTGGCATTGCTTGAGCAGCTGGTTGAGCTGGTGTCATTTGCTCACCGAGCGCTTGCACCTGTGCCGCGTCGGTGGCTTGAGGTGCGATGGCTTGCAAGTGAGGCCGCAAAAGTGCCGGTGCCTGGTCAGGTGTGCTCACACACTCATCAAGCCAGTCACCAAGGCTCATCAAGTCTTTCTTTGCGCGTCCCTTCATTGCTCGCTCATATTGCCATTCAACCGCCTCAAGCATATCTTGATCGGTGAGGCCATACTTCGCGATTGTGCTATGACGCTCATAACGCGAGTTCGCTTGAGCAAGTTGAGCTTGTGCTTGCTCAAGCTGAGAAGCAAGCGCGTCAATGCTACCTGTTTTAGCGCTGGCCTCATCAAGCGCGCTTTGTAACTCACTCGCGCGTTGCTCCGCTTCCGCTGCTTTTTGCGCAATTTTTTGAATGCGTGATTGAATTGCGCTCTCCATTTCTGATTTGAGCACATAAACAGCGCCCTCATGTTCTATTGTTTTCATGGTCTTTTTGTCTCCTATAGGAATTCAGCCCGCTCGCGGCGGATTTGTCGTAATAAGTCGGCGGCACCTTGCATGTCGAGGTCTGGATTGAGCTCTTGAATGGCCATAATCGGTGAGATGAGGCCGGCGTTGAGCTTCTCAATGATGTCGAGGCGTTGCGCTTGTAGCTCATCGGGCGACATGCCAACGCTTTGATACATGATGCGATAGGATTGCTCAGGCAATGAGGTACCAAGGTAACGGTTGGCAAGTGCGGCACTTTTGGCAAGCAATTCCTCATCACCCATGCGTTGCGTTGGTGCATACTTGCGTTGTGCGGAGCGCTGGCCAGCTTTGTCGAGGCTCAACGCGTAACCGCTGCGAGGGTCCGCATTTTTTCGCGTGATGCTGTCAGGTGAGACGCCGGCCGAGGTCGCAACGCGCACCTCATATTTTGTGATGGCCTCAAGCAAGTCATTTGGCGACACCGGCGGCTCAAAGGTGCCTACCATTGGCTGACCTTGCGCGTCAGGGTCACTCATGAGCATCAAGATGCTCGAGGGGTCCGTTGCGATTGCGGCACGCCGCGCCATATTATCACCGCTCATCGCATTGAGGCCAGCGATGCCAGCGCCGAGAATATACTTTTGTGACCAGGCACTATCACGCACCAAGTGCAACCACATTGAGAAGAGCACGCCACAATTGAGCGAACCGTACACACTTGTTGAACCATCAAAGGCATTGAAGAGCTCGCCGGTCTTCTCGGCATGATAGAGCGTCATTGGTATGAACGGCTCACCGGTGCCATATCTAAACGGGTACGCGTCACCGCTCATCGCCTCATGTCCCATGTACAATTCACTGACATCTTTGCCAATGGTGCCATCTTTGTTGAGCTCATACATGCCATAAACCGGCGCATTGAGGTCACTGATATCATAGAGGTCGCCAACCCACTTGTGCTCTTTGCTGATTGGGTCCATGCGCAAGCGCATTTCAAGCACTTTGACCGGTTTGTCAGGATAGTCGGGGTGCGCATACGCAAGCATGTTGTCAGGCGTCACAATGCGATATTGCAAACCACGCTCGCCAATGTACTCGCCTTTGTGATGCGGCACCACTGTCACCATGACACCGCACTCTCGCAAGCCGATTGTGAATTCTTGTGCTCTCTGCATCAAAGGCCAAAGGCCGGCGCGCGTCACATAGCCATTGCGACCGGTGAGCGCCTCAATGTCACCACTGGTGTTTGTGACCACTGGCGTTTGATTGTACAAAACCGCGAGCTGGCGTGTGATTTGCTCAAATGGATTGCTTGAGAGGTCAGCTGGCCCCCAACTCTCGCGGCGGTCCGCTGGCAAGTGCCTCGCAAGCTCATCTTCTAAATCCATAATCCACTGACCAACCAACATGCGCTTGCGCAATGCGGTGTGTTCAAGTCTCATTTGTGTGGCGTCATCCGGCGCCAATGGTCTTGTCGGTATATTGTAGCGCATTAGTACAACCTCACTTTTGCCGGTGGCGTGTAGCGCACATCAATCACAGGTAACACCGCATAGCGGAGCGCGTCAATGCTATGGCCATAAGGGTCACGCGAGCGTTGATATTGTTTGCTGTGCATTGTCCACCTTTGGATACTCTGAATCAATTGGGTGCACTCAGGTCGCACCCAAAAGTTATTCTTGCTCATAATCGAGTATAGCCGACTTGCGCCATAATAAACAGAATTTCGAAATTTTTTGGCGGTGCGAATAGTGAAGGGCAAATTGCCAGGGGATATTTGTAGTACCTTCTCAAAGCCTCGCATGAGCAACCCGTTGCTCATCTTGTGGCCATCTTTGCCGCGTGAGCCACTGTGAGCGCCATCGCCGGTCCAACGACATTGCGACGGGTCAACATGGTGCTTGTATAGCAAGTCAAGGATACCGCGCGCGTGATGCTCAGGACTTGCGGCGCCGCCACTGTACTCGCCGAGCACATAAATCACCGGCTCGCTCGGGTCTCTCATATCCGTGCACACCAGCGTTGCCACCTGTGTGTTTGGTTGTGAGCCGTGGTCAATGCCAATCGAAAAGCGATAATCACCACCGGCGGCGGCGGGTCTTGTGCTTATCATTTGCGGTGTGAAGCAATCAAAAACCATTTGTGTCGGGTCAATGCCAACATCCCAGCTGCCGCGCAAGCGTGCCTCGCGGTCAATCGGCAGATATGTTGACGCGATGTTATCAATTTGGTCTTGTGTCAAAAGCGGCTTGCACTCTCGCGGTGTGGTATCCGCAACGGTGAGCGGTGCCATGTGGCAGCTCACGCGGCCGGTCTCAACCAGCTTGCGCAAATAGGTCACATCACAACCAATCGGCGTCATGGTGATGGCGATGGTGCCAGTTTTACCACCGGCGCCACCTCTTAACACACGCGCCGCAAGCTCGCCCCACACGCTCTCGGGTATCGGCTCATCAATCGCCACAAAGCCAATCGAAGCACTCGCCAAACCAAGGCCTTGTTGAGCCGTCTTGATGCGTATGATTGAACCATTGCGAAACTTGACAAGCGGCACCATTCCGCGAAAACCGCGACCATGCACATACTCACAATCATCGGCAAGCTCGCCGGCGGGTATCATGTCATATAGCTTTTGTTGAATGGTCCGGCTTTGGTCATGAGAGTGCGTAATTAGCCAGCTCTCATTTGGTGCGGGGTCTGTTTTGAGGTACGGGTGACAATCAAGCGCGCGATACAAAAGCTCAGCGACAGAACACGCCGTTTTGCCAACTTGATTGCCACCGAGCAAGAGCTTTATTGGCGAGGTGTCGCGCAAAAATGCCTCTTGCGGTGGCGTTGGTCTGAAATACGCAAGCGGGTTTTGCTTTGCCTTGTTGCGCAAAGCCATCAAAGCGCGAGCAGCTGCGACACCACTCATTTGACTTTTGCGAGCGTGGCCACCAAGTCAGCAATTTGCGCTCGCGTCCAATTCATTTCTCTCGCATAATACACCGCAATATACAAAGCAGCGCGCAAGAGCTCATAATCAGTGCACTTGTTAGCAAGGCCAGCGTGCTCAAAGGCTATCTTGAGGTTTTTGGTGGTTTGGCTAATTTCGGTTGCCTGGTCTTTTGATGAGCTCATTATAGGCCGCGCTCTTGTTTTGATTTGATAAACATTGTGTACATCTCTTGAATGAGTTTGTCTTGCTGTTCTTTGGATATGCCATCTTTATCACAAAGCGCATAGAAGATTAACAAGGCCGTCTCAGCTTGTACTTGACTGTGGACATGATAGCTCTTTGCGGTCAAAGCAAATGCTTGCATGAGCTTGCTCATTTGTGAGCTTTTCACCTTGTCACTCATCATAACCTCTTGTCAAAGACATCAATGCACGCGTCAAAGTCCGGTTGCGCTTTGCACAACTCAATCACATGTGTTTTGTTGATGATATTGCCAATGGCCTCGCACTCTTGCCCGCTGGTCTTGGCGTCCACACCTCGCGTGGTCATGCG